TGCTGCGTCTTCAAACGGGTAGAGACCTTGAGATGGGTGCCGGTGACGTCGTTCACTTCCGTGATCACGTCCTCCATCTCGACTTGGTTCGTGCCCATCGCGACCTCGATGCCTTGCAGCTTGAGGGTCGCGTCCTCGATCACGAGCGGCTTGGAGCGCAGGCTGTAGCCGTCAAAGCCCATCGACGGCAGCAAGCGCACGGAGATCATCTCGTCGAACTCGTCGCGCTCGGGCTTGAACACCTGCGCTTCGGCCACCGTGTAGCTGGCGAAGGCGGTCGCGAACGAATAGTCGCCAGCCTGACCAACGAAGATCGGCGGCAGGCGGAAGGAACGGCGGACGCGAAGCTCGCACTTCTCGTCGTATTTCTCGAACATGCTGTCGGCTTGGCGTTCGGAGCCGAAGCGTTCGACGGTGACGCGCGCCTGCGGCGTGTTCTCCAAGGAGCCGCCCGAAGGCTCGACTTCGAGCACGCGCATACGATTATTGCGTCTGGCCTCGCCGGTCGACATTTGCTCGATCGCCTTGCGGGTCTCGGCCTGCAACGTGCCGCCCTGCAACAGGATCATCACGGGCGGGACGCCGCCGTTGTCAAAGAACTCCAGATTGAACTCCTCGGCCTTGCGCGAGCCGAGCACCGAGGGGGTTTGGTTCACCCACAACGGGATGCCGTAAGGCGTGTGGCTGTCGGGCAGGGTGATGAAGTGCATGATCTCCGTGCCGCGCATGTTCGCCGGCAGGCGCTGGCCCTGCGGAGCCCAAACGGCCGTCTTCTTATGGAGATCGCGCTTGGAGCCGAACTCCTTGAAATACATCAAGCTGACACCGTTCACGAGCTGGCAGTAACGCCGCTCGCGGGTCATGGTCTTGATGGTGACAGGCTTGCCGCCGCGAATGACGGTCTGGTCGACGGGCACGGCGTCGTCGAGGCGCAACATGCGCATCATCTTGGCGTCAACCCAACGGAAGAAAACGATCTCGTCCTGCGGGTTGCGGAGGATTTCGATGTAGGCGTTGCCGGTCCGGTGCAAATCGCGGCGCAGCTTCTTGCGAATGGTCGTGAAGGACATGCCCGGCCAAGGCTGGGCGAAGAACTCGGTCAGGGCGTCGATTTTGGTGTCGTCGTCCTTGTCGTCGGCCTCCTCGTCGTCAGCCTCGAAGCTGTAGCCGGTGCCGTCGATGTTCGTGACCATGGCCTCAATGCAGGGGCCGAGGGTGTTGTTCTCTTGGCTCAGGCGGTCGAGGGTCCGCAGCACATAGGGCGGCTGGACGATGCCTTGGTCGCGGGTCGCGCCGACGTAGAGCTGCTGATACTCGTCTTCCGGCTCGAAGGCGTTTGGCTGGACGGCGTTGCCCTCGGGATTGTAGCCGCCCGGGCCGAGGTCCTTTAGGAGCCGCCCCGGGGTGTTGTCCGCCTTGTTCAAAGCCGTGAATTTATAGACCTGCGCGGTCTGCTTGTCTTCGGCCGCCATGTCTGCTCCTGCATCCGCCGCAACATAATCCGGGCGGTGCAATCAATTGCACACTATGCCGCGAAACTCAACTTTTTCATATGTGCGAGGTCAGGCCCGGCCTCGGCGTCGGCCGTGAACTGCAACGGCGGTATCCAGCCCATCTCATGCAACGGTAGGTTCGCCATGATCTCGACGATGCGCGCCGCCCACAACTGATGATCCTGCTCGGGGACGTAGGCGATCAAGGCGTCGTGGATCGTCGCCACCATTTCGATTTCGCCGTTCGGATAGGCGTCGTCGATCAGCGCCACGGCCCACAACATCATGTCGTTCAAGCAGGACTGGATCGGCGAATTGATCGCTTGCCGTTCGGCCTTGGATTTTACGAACCGGTCCCAACTGCGGATCATCGGTAGATGACGGATGCGGCCGAGCGGCGAGCGCACCATCTGGCTGACCCTGACGATCTCGCGCTGATTGTCGTGGTAGTCGAGCAGGCCCGGGTAAAGCTTGAAGAAGGCGTCGCGCATCTTGGTCGCTTCCTCAAGCGTGATCTTGAGGCCGTAAGCCGCCCATGCGTAGGCTTGGAAGCCCTCGGCCGACATGCCGTAGAGAAGGCCGAAGTTCGCCGGCTTTGCGTTGCCACGATACTTCTCGAACAGCGCGGCGAGGGCCGTGTCCGTATGATCCTTCCACGTCAGGAACTCCTGAACGTCGACCTGCGCCAGCTTGGCCCCGGTGACGGCGTGGAGGTCGAGCCCTTCGAGATAAGCGTTGATCATGGTCGGCTCGGGCGCGACGCAGGCCACGACCTTGAGCTCGCCTTGGCTGTAATCGACGGACAAGCAAACCTTGCCCTTAGGCGCGGGATAGCACGCGCGCAGCTTCTTGGCCCAAGTCGTCTTCTTGGGCAGGGTGTTGTGTACGACAAGACCGTTCGCCACAAACGAGTGGCAATCCTCGATTGTAAGATCGAAAGTTTCCTCTCTACCGGCGTAGGTTACGGAGACGACGTGGTCTTCTTCGAAAGCGGTCCAGTCCGCCTCTTCTCCGACGCCAATGCTGCTTCCATAGGGAGACCGACACTTAGCCGATAATGCAGCATCCCACGCGATATGCCCGCATCCTTCGCCCACTGGGCTTCCGTCTTGGTATGCCCGTTGTGCGTAATAAACTTCGTGATAGCTCTGTTCGACTGTTGTTGTGTTGGCGTAGCCCATCGGCAATTCGCCTTCGAATACCCTTTCGTGTTGTCTGAACGGTCCAATGACGTGCCCGGAGGGCGAGGCCCCATGTCTTTCAAAAACGTCTCGAACTTCTCCCACGTTGGATCGTAGTTGATTCCATTCGCGCCGTAGCGGGCATAGTCCTTGCTCCCCGTAGAGGAACATCTGTTCTTCATCGCGGTCCAAGAATGATACTCTCGGCTCACTGAGCCTCCCGCTGAGTGCCCGTGTTTCTTTGCGTTCTGGTTTCCAAACAAAGCAGGCATCCCCGATCTCCAGTAGGTCCGTCCTAACCCAACCACGTCGCGTCAGTATCGGATGGTTGCCTGTGCAGATTACTTCTACGCCAGACACTGTTCGAACTCTAAAAACCGGCCGAACACCGTTGCGGTAAACACCTATGACGTTACGCCACGCGCCCGTGTGCGTCAGAACTTTATATCCGTGGCCACCAACTTCAACTATTGCATCGAGACGAACAGGTCCGACAGATGTCGTGACCACCGTCTCGCCTACCATGCACTGGATCGCCACGTCCTTGGCCGACAAGCGGCCGGTGTTCGTGCCGCTCTCATTATCGGCCTCGTCGTTGAAATCGCCCTTGTAGAGCATGAAGGTCGGATGGAACCGGCCGTCGGGCCGAAGGTGCTTCAAGAAGCCGTCGACAAAGGTCGAGAGGGTCTTGGACGCGCTGTCGCCCTCGGTCATAGCCGCGACCATCGCCTTGGCGTCCGGGTTGTCGGCGAACTGGCGCAAGTGCGCCTTGGCCAGCGATGGCTCCTTGGTCTTCTCCGTGACCTCCTTCGGCGTCAGGTTCAGCCCGCGCGGCGAGAAGAAGTATTCCTTCACGATCGAGGGCAGCATCGGGTTCTTGCCTTGCGCGATCTGCTCCTCGATCCGCTCGCGGTATTTCGTCCGCATCATGGTCGGGAGCAGCGACAGCTGCCGGTCCGTGCTGGCCTTGATGACGCCGCGCAGCTCCTCGCGCAGCGCGTGCATCTTCTCCACGTCGACGACGATGCCGTTGCGCTCGATCTTCTCGAAGGCCCGGGCGGCAGGGTGCAAAATCTTGACGTAGAAGCGGGTCAGCTGATGATCCTCGGTCAGCTCGTCCCGCAAAGTGTCCGCCACCTGATGGCAGGCGTCAGTGTCGCCGCCCGCGTAAGGCAAGAGATCATCGAGCGGGATGTCCTCCATCTTGCCCTTGTCGTATTTGCTGTTCAGGTCGTCGTCATAGCCGCCCATGGACGTATAGACCTTGGCGTGCAAGTTGAGGCTGTTCGAACGGTTCTCGTCTAGGATGGAGCCGACCAGCAGCGTGTCGAACTTGAAGTTCGTGCAGTGGATGCCCCACTTCGTCTCGATCCATACGAGGTCGAATTTGAGGTTCGCGCCGCGCAATTTGACCTTGGGCGAGGTTAGGAGCCAGTTGATCTGCTCGAACAGCGACGGCCCGCTGTTAGGGATGGGGACCGGCGTCTTCGACGAGTGCAAATACAGGACGGCGGAGTGACCCGCCTCGACCGTGAACGAGATCGAGACAAGGTCTCGCTCGGGATACCACGGGTAGAGACCCATCGTCTCCGTATCCATGGTGACGTCGACCGGCTTGCCATTAATTGCAAACTTGGCCTCGACCTTCTCGATGATAGGTAGAAAGGTGCCGACCCACTCATACTTCCCGATCACGGGCTTGAGCCCGCCCGTCGTCATGAGACGGTGCGCCAGACGCACGTCCCAATCCATGACCGCCTTCTTGTCGAACTCGGTCTGCGTCAGCGCCGGGTCGAAGGTCACGAGGTAATGTCCGCCGCTCTCGCGCTTGATCGGGGTCTCCCGCAGCGAATTGAGCGTGCGGCCCTTGTGCACGATGCCGGCCTTGCGGAGCGTGTCGAGTGGTTTATTGCCGGCCACAAGCACGACGTCGCCCGCGCCCGGTTCGGGCGGGACGGCGAACTCACTCCAAGGAGCGAAGCTGTGCTTGGGAATGTTGGGGCGGAACGACTTCAAGGATTGCGCGAAGGTGAGGTTGATCAGCTCCTGCTTCGCGGCGGTCCAGAATATCAGAGACATGCGGTAAACTCTCCATCCAGCGGGACGGCGGCATCATTATAAGCCGCGCCTGCCGCTTCCTTTTCAACGAAGAACCCAAGTGAACGCCGAACTCCATTCCGCATTATCCGCACACGATAGAGGCCACGGGATGCGTCGTAATGCACGCCCTTCAAGCCGGTGCTGTTGTTTTTTGCCAAACTCCTGTTCGCGCAATTCTGCTGTTGTGTGGCGTGCCGCAAGTTCGCATAGCGGGCGTCCGTGCGCGTCCGGTTCTTGTGGTCGACCAATTTGGTTGGCCATTTGCCCTCCACGTAGAAGACGGCCAATCGTGAGAGCATGTAACGCTTCCCGTCGATCCTGATCTGGCTATAACCGTCGGGTCGAACTGCCCCGGCGACACTACCGACCTTGACGCGATTGTTCGGCGAGACGCGCCAGCGAAACACCCCGGTCGCGGGGTCGTAATCAAGTAGCTCTAACAGTCGCTCGTGCGTCAAACATGCCATTAATTGCAAACTTGGCTCACAGGTCACATTGGCTCCCATTTGGTCGTGTTGACGCGGCGATAGGATTTGACGACCGCGCTGCCGAGCAGCTCCAGCGCCTCCCCGCGCGTCTTCGGTTTCTTCTTGTCCAGCCACGTGTCGAGCTGGTCCATCTTGGCGAGGTTCAGCACGTGGACCGTGCACCTTTGCGGCCCGCTTTCACTGATGACGACGAGCAAGGCGAGATTGCCGAGCACGTTGACGGCGGCGAAAATGCACTCGGGCAGCAGCAGCGAGCCGGCGATCTTCGGCTTCAAGGGGAGGGAGAGGTCGCCAAGGAACATCGCGCGCTCGGCCTTGCCGGATAGCTTGCCGGTCGCGTAATCGAGCTCGACGGTCATCCCGAGAATGTCCGCGACGCTGTAAAGGTCCGACTTGTTCACTTGAAAGTCCACGACAGCCTCCCCCCGTTACGCTTTGCACTCCAACGACCCAAGGTAACGCCAAGAT